GGATGACGGCTGCCCTTGCTGACGAGGGGGAGATCCGCTGGCTGCCCTCGGGTGTTAAGCTCTATACCGATGGGTCGGAGCTTCTGACCGATGACTCTGCCGGAAACACAACCACACTATCGTAACGTGCTGAACAGCATTTAACAGGTGTTGCTCGCGGTGTGGCGCTGTAAATACATATGGTATGCTCGCGTTAACGCTCGTGTTCGGACGGGAAAAGCCTTAGTGCGAGGCCCGCATCGTTCACCGTATAGATGTCTCGCTGGGACAGCGCCCTGAACTGGCTTCGGAATCCTGTATCGTCTACGATGCGTTCAGGGCGGCGGTCCCAACAGGAAAAATCGGGGTACGCGCCCGGGCACGAACCGCCCAGTGCGGGCGGTCGCCCGCAGCGGGGCCTCGTGGAGTCGCAGAAGCAGCGGCGCGAGCAGCGGAAGCAGGAGGTGGATCGAAAGGTGGGGCTACCGCCGGAACTCCAGCGCGAGGTGGAGCGGCGAGACGGCCAGCCGAAGCCATACGACGCGGGCTTTCTGTCGGAGATAGCCAGCCACCCGGTAGCACAGGCCTACATCGACACGATGGCCCAGGACGCGGCGACAGCGCCCTGGAGCATTACGCAGCGCGACGAGCGCGTGGAGGTAAGCGACGAGGAGCTGGCCGACGGCGAGCGCACACTGGAGGATCTGCACCCGGAGAAATCGTTTCGGGACCTGCGCGAGATGGCGGCGCGAAACACACTGAAACTGGGCGACGGCGCGTGGGTGCTGCACTTCTACTCGGATGGGAGCGGGCTGGCCGAGGCCATCCCCGTGAACACGCAGCGGCTGTACAAAGTGGTGGACGTTCATGGGATTACGCAGGGGTATATCGAGGTGTCGCACCGGAATCGCAGCGTGTCGAACGAGTATGACCTGGAGGAAGTGGCCTGGTTCGAGTGGTCCAGCCGACCCTCCGGCGTGTACGGGCAGGGGCCGGTCGAGAAGGGCGTGGAGGTGCTGGAGGTGCTGGAGGAACTGTCGGATAAGGAAATCAAGGACCTGGAGGAAGGGATGCCGCCCGGCATCGTCTCGGTGAAGGAGGACGAGGATACGCCGATGGCGGTGGACGCCTACGAAAACGTACGGGACAACTGGGACCTGAAGGAGGGGGAGCGGCACCGCGCCATCGTGAGCATGGGGGACTGGCAGTTCACGCCACTCTCGCCTGGCTACCAGGAACTCCAGTTCCTGGAGCGAAACAAGTTCTGGATTCAGGCACTCGGCGCGGTGTTCAAGGTGAACGCGCCGTACGCTGGGTTCGACTTCCAGGAGGGGAACAAGGCACAGAACCAGGCGCAGGCAAACGCATATGCGCAGCGGGGGTTCCGCGTGCTGCTGCGGCAGATGCAGGAGGCCATCAACCGACAGGTGGTGTGGCCGCACATCAGCGAGGACGTGCAGTTCGAGTTCGAGACGGAGCAGACCGCCGAGCAGCGCCAGCAGCACGCGCAGTTCCTCCAGGAACTCGGGGACGCTGCCGAGCAGTGGGACAGCCTCGGGCGCAGCGTGACGTACCGCGACGGGCAAATAGAGGTGGAGGACGGCGAGGTCGAGACCCCCGAGGACGAGGGCGACGAGGGTGGCGGTGGCGGCATCTTCGGCAGCACGGACATGAACCTGGAGGGGGATGTGGGTGCTGCAAAGGCCGTGGACCTCGCCGCACCCGCGGGCCACGAGGCCGTCGAGGGCGGCGACCTGGAGCAGTGGCGGCAGTTCCGTGAGGACGTGGTGATGCTCGGCGGGCAGATCGTGAACCCGGAGACGGGCCGC